TGACTTTGAATTAATAACCCCCGAAACAAAGTTCCTTGCGTTAGAAAAATCCGCACCATAATACACTTTGAATATATCTTGTCTGATTATGAATTCGCCCCGAACAACGACATCGTGGGGGAGTGTCTCTGGTTTCGGCATATTGAGTCCGATTAGAAACTTCGTTATGTCTTGACCCACCTTTCCGTTTCCGCGTGTATATAGTTTTGGAACGCCTCCCTCGGTGGAAAGAAGACCACTCACCCCATCCAGCTTGCTTGAAATAACGTAAGGACCCGCGTATTTTTTCTTCCATCGGTCAATGGCGTTCGTGTCCGGCTTAATTTTATCCATGGACCCCATGAAGTAGGGAAGATTGACTTTGTCCGCACGCACGTCTGCACCTATCGCTATTGCCTCTGCGTTCTCCGGGTATTTTGTCTCCATGTATTCCTTTAGTATATCATATTCATTGTCGGTGATTATCGGATCATCGTTGTAGTAAGAAACGCGTGATGATTCAAGAATTTTCTGTATCGCCTTCTGGGTTAGATTATCGAGGATCCCGGCACCGTCGGTTCTGAGCTTGTGGATGTTTTTGAGAACCGTTGCGGAAGGTTTCTTGGGTTTGGAGACCAGTTTGGTTGTGGCGGACGCGGTAGATTCAGATTTATCTCCTTTACTCCCGGCGTTCATATGCTTTGCCTTTACTGTCAACGAAGATTTTTTAATGGATGTCTTACCACCACTCTTATTTTTTTTCGTCGTTTTTCTTATTTCCGACAACGACATTCTTATTTAATGTCAAGATTATTATTTATGTATTTTTCGGAGATCTATTATTAAAGCAATACTTCTACCAATTTTCCAGATATTTACGTTTTCGTCCAGTTTGGGGGTTTTGGGGATGGTCGTCAGAAACACTTGTGGGGGATGTAGTTTTCTCACGACGTGCCCACGGATTATCACTAGTAGATATATCACCAACGGTGAATGGTTCGCAGTCCCCATTAGAGTTACTACATGATTCAATGTCATAAATGTCATACTTTACCTGAGTGCCAACCTCTATTTTATATATAAGATACTTCATATCGCCGAGATATTTTGACACTTTTTTTCCATAACTTAGTTCGTCGTCAAACGCCTTATTTGCCATAAATGAAGGATAACCATGCTCATTCCATATACGTTCCTTCTCCTTGACATCTGTAATTAGTGTTACATTGTTATTGTTACGGTTTTTATCTATAATTTGTTGTCTGGTATTCATAGCGTTGGTTCCACCATTCATTTTTTTCCTCGTTCGATCATTCTTACGCGCATCCCCTTTCCGGATGTCATTCTTTTTAATTTTCATTAACATCGCTCCCTCTTTGGAAGCGACGAGCGCCTTCTTCTTTTTACACGTAAATCTGTGGTTAATTACACCTTTGCGACGCAGAACAGAGTTTCGACAGATGGCAATAGCCGCTCCTTTATTATACTTCCGAGTCTTTGAACGTGTTTTTCGGCGCTTAGAAGTTCGACGATTTTTACCCACCGCGTTTATACAGTTACATAACTTTTGTCCAATTAACTTTTCAGCCGCATCCTTCGCAAGTCGTTTGGACTTCGGAACATTCACATCGTAGAAATTTAGAATTCTGACATGGTCACTATATGTTGCGCGCACCATACTCTATACTAGGTTACCCAAAGATTATATTTTTATATTTAGTATATTTATGCCGATGACCATGAAAGGAAAACCCGATAAAATAAAAAAAATAATTGCGTTTGATTTAGACGAAACCCTGGGGTATTTTAGTGAGTTCGGGGTTTTTTATGATGCAATTGAACAATTCACCGGAACCGAACTCACGCGTGTCCAGTCATTTAAAGTAATCGAGTTATTCGAAAAGGAAATCGTGCGTCCCAAAATAAACACTATCCTACGGTCGATCATGTCGATGAAGAAAAAAAATAACATTGACTATGTAATGATATATACAAATAACCAAGGCGGCGAACACTGGACATACATGATCAAAGATTACTTTGAATATAAGCTTGGGTTGGGAAAGATTTTTGACAAAATTATCTGCGCGTACAAGATTTCAGGGAGAAATGAACGATCATGCGAGGAATGTAGAACAACACATTCAAAAACGTATAATGATCTCGTAGTAAATTGCTGCAAACTTCCCAAAACGACCAAAGTATGTTTCATAGACGACCGAAATCACCCGTACATGAAAAATAACCCGAACGTTTATTATATAAAGGTGACCCCATACATATATTCTCTTACCCCACAGATATTTATCGAAAGATTCTTGGAATCAAGGCTGTCTTCTAAAATCAGGGGCTTGAAAAGAGACACTGATTTTACACACTTTGTTCTAAAATATTTTAAGGATACATCACACTATTCATATATCCCCAAAACACGTTCTTCGTTAACCGCCGACCACCAGGTCAGCACCGAGTTATTGCGACTTGTCCGGAATTTTGGTGAAAAAAATAATATAAATTAATTCTAAATAAGAGTAAGCGCGCTCACATAATTATTTATGTCACTCAGATCTTCCCGATTCACGACACTCTTCACCTTTATGTGGTGGAGGAGTTGTATTTTAAGTGTTTCTACTTCAATATTATCTCGCTTATTGATTATATTGACTACATCTTCAATATAGTATTTACCGGAACACATGGGTTGGACAAATCTAATATTGGAGCAAAGTAACATATTGTCTATGCAGAAAATACCAATACATACGGTATCAATCGATAACTCTTTCACAGAACACTCCTCGCGAACTATAATTCGACGAAACTTTCCATTATATATCTTAATCCGGTGTCGATCCTTTGGATCTTCCGTCCTTATATATGGTACCTTAATAGATCCTTCCCTTTTTACAATATCGTTCATAATTTTATGTGTAACCAACGGTATATTTCCGAATAAGATAAGCGTCTGGGCATTATTGTATTTCTTCAATTTTGATCTACATGCCTCTATCGCGTACCCCGTTCCAAGAGAAGGTCCTTGGTTAATAAATTCTATCTCATCTTCATTGATTATAGCATAGTCCCGGACCGCTTCCCTCACTGCCAACTCGTTCTCATTGACAACAACAATTAGTTTTCGAGGAATTAATTTGGCAGCCTCATTTATAACTCGCACAACCATTGGCAACTCACCCACCTCCTGTAATACGGCATGGGTTCTTTTATGCGTACACATTCTATGCCCCTGTCCCCCGGCTAATATTATAACAATCAACTGTTTTTCCATATAATATAACCGATATTATATCATTTACAATATTTTTTACCACATTACTGGTTTAATATAATCAAGTTTGCCTGTTCGTAATAGACCATTATTTCCTCAATGGTGATCGTGGATAAAAGGAATAGAGCTGATGTAAAAACAAGTCTCCGATCGAATTCTGAAAAACGCGTGGATACAAATGGATTAAATCTCAGCAATATAAGAACGCACACGTAAATTTTCATAAAGTAATTGAGAGTAGACAGATAATAACTGCTTCGGTCTTTACCAAACCCCAAAATTATAGCAGTAATCAACAAGTATGTCGAAACCAAACCAAAGAAAAAAATGTTTTCATACCACTTCATTATACATATAATCATAAATTATATTTAGTCAAACCAATATTTTTATATATAAGTAATGTATATGTCAAAATTATGCCCCACCGATAGCAGAGATCAAGAATTAAATAATAGAATATTTTCCAGGAACATACCATCACATACAATAGATCCTGTATTCACCCCTAAACCTATGGCGACCAGATATACCAAAATGCACATTCTTGATAATAACGAGAATAATCTCACTACCCCTATCACAGGTAATAATCAATACCAGACAACAACCACATTCTTTCCGGGCGACAGAAAGCCAAACTGGAATGGATATGTCACGAATGTCGACCATGAATCACAATTAAGAAACCAATTTTTTGCGCTTCAAAAGGGCGATCAAGCATACTACGTACCACCCACCGAAAGTGATTTATACATTAACAAAAATATTCCGACCGGGAAACCACATAAGAACGGTATGGAGGAGGAGGAGGGTCTTCTATTCAGAGAATTCAAATTCGAAAACTTTGACCCCAATATTTTCGATACTGGAAACCTTCTATTTAACAATAGCACGCGTCTCCAGAGGAACGAAGGTGGTCAGTAGAACACTGGGCTTTTCTATCTTTGTTTAATTAATATATCATTTGTGTTCTAGCATTCTAGCCTCGTGTCATCCCCACGGTCCATCTCATCTCATTTTGATATTCGCAATCGAATCAAAATGAAAATCATCCATTCATCTATATACACCCTCTTTCTAGAAGGCTAGAAATATACAAATATTAACATTTAATTATAACACACATCAACTTCACTTAAAATATCACCAAAAAAATAAATATTATTATATATCAATAAGATCATGTCTTCAACATTGACCCGCCGAAACAGGAAAAATATAAATGTGAATAAAAATAAAAATAAAAATAAAAATAAACGCAGACGAATAACAAAAAAAAACAGAAATTTAAAATGCGCACCAAAATCATCTACCAATGCTTTTTCTTGTTACACAAATGGACAATTGTTCGAACTTAAGCGCGATTGGAACAGTAGAAACAAACCAATTCTAAAATCAAACAACCCCAAGGAAATATGGAATTTTTTAAAGGACCAATACGAAGGAAAATGCAGCAAGGAGTCGTGTTGGGTGAAAAACGCAAATATACCGGACAAAAGGAAAAAAAATCTTCTGCGTCATACTTTTGCACCAAAATCACCAATATCTTGGTCAAATAATCCCAACACATGGTTAAGCAGCACGGACATCATAAAAGTAATGAACCAGTATGAACGCGCATACCCACAGTTTAGATTCATCGGACCGTCGCCAATCGATTTCGACAAAAAGATGGCGTTCGACCAATGTGTTTGGAACGACCTTTGCAACATTGATGTATCTCAACTCATTAAAGACAATAAAACCGTCGTTGGGATTATATTCAACCTCGACCCACACTATATGGACGGATCTCACTGGGTATCTATGTACTTTAACGTGGAGCGAGGCGAAATATACTATTTCGACAGCGTCGGCGACAAGGTACCATCACAAATAAATAATCTCCGAAAAGGAATCGAGTCTCAGTGCGAACGGCTTAAAATAAAGACAAAGTTCGATCAAATATACCCCGTCGCGGAACACCAATTGAGAAATACTGAGTGTGGTATGTATAGTTTATACTTTATTATAATGATGCTCACAGGTAAAAAAAAATGGAAACACTTTAAATCACACAACCGGATTAAAGATCAGGAAATGGAAAAATTTAGAAAGGTATTTTTCAACAAGGATCTATAATCGGTGTAAAATATCTTTTATACCTTCGCATATTTAAAACACAGTTTTATTCGTCATAAAACAATTGAACCGTTTCAATTGTTTTGTTTGTTATGTTTCGTGGGTCTATCCAGTAGTTGATGTGTTGTTCTAATATATTTAGTCGTTGGGTGATCTAATATATTACATTTTTCAATATATTTATACCCCCCATTATAACCCATTATTGTGCAAAATTGATCCATTTCGTTGCGCATATATATATATATTTATAAGTATAACAAAATGCTAACAGTAATTAATAACACAATCCCCAGAAAATTGCTTGATTGGATACCAATTGATGAAATTAATTGGGCGGATTTGTCTGGGAATCCAAATGCGATTCATCTATTGGAACAAAATTTGGATAAAGTGAGTTGGTATTTATTATCTGAAAACCCCAACGCGATTCATCTATTGGAACAAAATTTGAATAAAGTGTATTGGAGTCAAATGTCTCGCAATCCAAATGCGGTTCCTCTATTGGAGAAACACATGGATAAAGTGGATTGGGGAAGTTTGTATCGCAATCCAAATGCGATTCCGCTATTGGAAAAAAACATGGATAAAGTGAATTATAGATCGTTGTCTTACAATCCAAATGCGATTCATATTCTGGAAAAAAACTTGGATAAAGTGGATTGGGAAGCGTTGTCTTACAATTCAAATGCGATTCATATTCTGGAAAAAAACTTGGATAAAGTGGATTGGGAAGCTTTGTCTTACAATCCAAATGCGATTCATATTCTGGAAAAAAACTTGGATAAAGTGAATTATAGATCGTTGTCCAGGAATCCAAATGCGATTCATCTATTGGAAAAAAACTTGGATAACGTGGATTGGTTTGGATTGTCCAGCAATCCAAATGCGATTCATATTCTTGAAAAAAACTTGGATAAAGTGGAGTGGGGAGAGTTGTCTATCAATCCAAATGCTATTCATATAATTGAACAAAACCTAGAATGTATGGAGATGTGTTGGTTGGTGGATGGGAATTACTTGTTTGAAAATCCAAATATATTTACTATTGACTATAAAGCAATGAAGACTAACATGTATAAAGAAGGTGGATTTGTGGAAGAATTAATGCAAAATAGGTTTCATCCACGAAACATTCGTAAATTCGCTAATTGGGGTTTTGATGACGATGTATAAAATATAACAATTAATTCACTGTTGGGTTTTTTTGCGATCCATCTCAGATGGTATTTTACTAATTCATATAATAATAAAAAGATTTAAACATTTTATTTTTTTTTAAAAAAACGCGTTTTAAATCTTTAAGGGTTTAAAGATTAATTATTTATTCTATAAATGAGCACGCCGTTCAAAAGTATGGAAAACAAGGGTATGTTATGGGAACTCATGACCAACGAATCACCTGAGTTCAAGAAAGGGGTAGCACGGGACTTTGATGCGACACGAACCAAGTTCGAATCGTGTATCACGAAGACATGTACGACGTTAAAACAAACGGACAACCTATTACAGTTAAATAAACAATTTGTTTCTAATTTAACAAGTGAGTTTAGCTCGACGCAACCTATTTTGGCAAAGGATATACAGACGACCCGCGCACAAAAACTAACAAACGAGTTTGATTCGAAGAAACGCGAGATGGACTCGTTTCTCAAAACAAATAAACCAGATGAGATTAACTTTTCGCTCACATCAGACGCGCCGCTCGCAAACGTGGACGATGTATTAAATAAGAAGCTCGCCGAGAGAAAATACGATATTGCAACCACCACTACCGAAAATAAAAGTAACCTGAAGGACGCCGAGGCATGGATTGGACTGCCGTCCGATAAAAATGAAGTGGTGCGGCAATCCATGCCATCCCCGTCCCTGCCCCCGGATGTACCGAATATATTTAATAAACTTAAACAGGAACCACGTGGCTCTGACGCTCACCCATTTATACCGCACCAGGGAGAAGACATTATAGGGGGAACTGATATGCGTCAATTATTGATGACAATACTCGAAAACCAAAGTAAAATAATGACACATCTCGAAATAAAGTAACAATTAGATATAGCAATATTTCTTTTATAATTGAATAATATATGAGTAATTCAAGATTTTATACAATTATAGACATGGATGGATTTAAAAATACAATAAATGGAGGAAACGCGAGTTCCATATACCAAGCTCAAGGAGGAAATAACGCAGTGGTGGTTGATATAACAAAAATGTATGACACAGAAAGTACTCAAAATACTGGTACAAAAACATACTCCAAAATTAAGAGTTATGATTCCGCGAACAATTCATACACAGATATTGTAATAAAGGGAGAAGATATATCTGATGCGATACATGAAACAATGGGGACCGAAGCCACTAACCAATATTTAGCAGCAGGATCAGGCTCTCAAGAATCTATCGATGACGCTATTATATCTATAAAAAATAATAATAAAACAGGATTCTGTACCTCAACCGATAATATAGAAATCGGAAATAACGTCGATTATGATAGTTATGATATAGGAAGAGCACAAATGATGACCCGTTCAAAAGCAAATAACATAATTCCCGGTAAACAACTTCATGTTAATGGGGCACTATGGGGAAGAATAGTTGGATCCACCGGAGGTGCGGGAGGTGCGGGAGGTGGGAGACGATCGTCTTATCAGGTATATGGGCGGAAACAAGGAGGAGATGGGGGAGATGGTGGGACAACTCCGAAAGGTTTTCTTTATTATCCGACAGGTTCTCCTGCGGAATATGCGAGAATAAGTGGTATTGATAAGGAATTGGGTGAAGGCGGTAATGGTGGTTCCGGGGGCGGGAAAGTGAGTAACTATACCGGAAAAGATGGAAATCCAGGGACAAAGGGGGGAAAAACAACATTAAATGTACAATATAGTAATAGTCAAACATCTGATTCTATATCTGTAGAAGGAAGCGGGGGAGGGATTGGAGGGGAAAAGGGAAAAAAATCGGACACAGGTGAAAATGGGGCTAACGGTGAAAATATAAGATTTATACAAAATGGATGGTCCGGTGTAGATGGCGGTGTAACTCCAGGAGTAAATATAAATAACCAGGGTAACGGTTTTAAATATTGTTCAAGAAATGAGAACCGAACAATAGCAGTAGGTCCTGACGGCGATAATGACAATGGAGCAAATGGACCACCTGGAAATGATGCTATAATTCAGTATTATGGTCTTATTGGTTCAACCGGTCTTCATCAAAACATACAATAATAAATACCAACCATAAAATTTAATCACCGGTTATCTTACCAAGTACGACGTTTTTGGCGACGTTCTTGATAATTCTATTCACATTCTTCGAGTGTTCATCCTCGTCCTGCGTATCAATTACATTGTCCACGATTGCCATAAACTCGGCATTTTTGCGGTTTCCCTCCTCCTGGCTATCCGGATTTGCCTCCACCCACGTAGGTATTTGCTTTATATTTGCACGACTAATGTATTCGATCGCCTTTCTCATGCGCGTTTTATCCAGATTTTCCTTCTCCCAAGTATCCTTTTCCTTTACATACAGAATCTCGCGTTTTGCGTCACTACAGTGTATTGGGCGCTTAGTCAGGTCCATCCCCAGCAACCCCCGATTTATTATATTCGCGATACCATCGACATACCCCAACTTTCCGGTGTCCTCCAGGTCCTCTGGACAAAGCTGAAGGCTACATATAAAATCGTGAAGCGGAACCGCATCCTTACACTGTTCGTTGAGAAATACGTTCAAATTAAACTTATTGGTTGTGTTACCGATCTTTGGTATAATTTCCCCGATTTGCTTTTGTTGTTCATGGAACATACTGCGAAGTTCCTTATTTTCCTCGATCATTTGATGAAGTATCGTATTCTTATCGTCGTTGTTGTCCGGCTCTGTCTGGTACTTTGTGTTCAATTCGATAAATCCGACAGGTGGTTCTCCCACATTAATCGTTTTGGATGACCCCATCGGGTCATTGATAACCCCCGTACACTTCTTTTTATGGTACCAAAGAGAACTCCGTGACTTATATCCCTTTTGACAGATCGGACACCCAAACTCGTCGGTGGGGACAAATTCGTTCGATCCTGTTCTAAATTGGTGTTTCCGTGTAACCAAATGTTTATTATAATCTTTCTTTATCTTGGTAACATAGTCACACGCTTTACATATATATTCAATTGGGACTTTTGGGGATTTTTTCATTCTATATATTAGAACAGAAAAGTCCTTTAAATAATTTGGGATAAAAATGTTCTAAAGTGTTCGAAAAGTCCCATAAAAGTGTTCGAAAAGTCCCATAAAAGTCCCAAAAAAGTCCCAAAAAAGTCCTTTTTTTCCCAAAAAAGTCCCATTTTTGACAAAATCCAAAAATCGCAAAAACGGCGTTTTTGACCCTTTTTCGGGAATTTTCTGGAATTTTCGGGAATTTTTTTGCCAAAAAAAACACTGTTACCTAAAGTTTTTTTCCGATAAAAACACGTATAATTCCGCATGAGTCATCGTCGTTCGGGAATTTTTTTTCGGCATATTCTGAATCGTGTTCTAAATTGAAAACAGGTCACAAAATATTTTTCAAAATAAAATAATCTTATGATTCCCCGTAATATTTTATTTCATTTCAAAAAGTGGGACTTTTTTTCAATAATTGTGTTCGAAAAATCCCACCCATTTTCGAACGCTATTTGTCCCATTTTTACAACCCGAATTTTGGTAAAAAAATTACAGTCACAAAAAAATATTCAAAAAATACGATTTAGACCATTATGGTCAGATGCCTAGGTGGAATTATTTTGGGTATAAAAGTACACTGAGTTTTCTGAAATGGACAATAAATAAATGTCCAAATGAGAATATGCTCCTCGACTTTTGTATCAAAATAATTCCACTTTTCCCAGATATTTTAAAAATGAGAGATTTTTGTATTGAAACACCATTAACACTAACACTTTCGAATGTTTTGAAAAATCTGTTACCAAAAAAATAGTGACATCCCCACGAAAGCTCACTTTTGGACCATTTTTAGTCGTTTTTGACCCATTTTCGACCATTTTCGTACATGTTCTAAAAATCCCCTTACCATAATTTTCAATATTTTAGTTTTGCGTTAAAATATTGAGACAGTGCCCAAGGAGTTTCAAAAGTGTCATATTTGAATCGTTACCATAATAAACTTTAGAACACTTTTGTCCCAAATTATTAATTATACTATAGTTTTTTAAAATCATCCTTCGCATCGGTGTTTATTGCCTTTTTCCCCTTTATACTTTCTATTTTTCCAACATTTATCATTTCTTTTTTCGGGTTCTTCTTGTATTCGAGATAGCTGTCGAATGTGTATATATAGAAAGTGGGTTCCTTTTTCTTGGTGACGCGCATGGCGTAATCGATCCCATCGAGGTTGACTTTCATAAAATAAAGGGACACGTCGGGTTGGTTCGCCTTGGCTATGTTTTCCGTTTTGTCCTCGTTTTTCAGGTCGGGGATAAACGCATACTCTTTCGGGTCCAAATTGAGTCCGAAACTATGGCATTCAATAGGGTCCCGGTCGCTACTGTGGTCGTATAGTGCACAGTCCATGGCAGACTCTTTGATTGTGCGCGTTATTTTGCGGTTGATATTCTCTTTGCGGTTGGATATTTCATACAGGGATTGGTCAGTTGTTAGTGCACGCGTACTGGTCTTGTCAAATTTGCTTCGGTCATTGTTTCTTAGATCAATTGGCATTGTTTTGTGCTGTTCCTCGGTGAAAGTCAGGAGATACATGAAGACGGTAACATTTTTCATGGCGGGTGGTAGATCGTCGTGACTTCGAATGCGTCTCGCACGACCAACAACCTGCTTGGTTCGAACGGGATGCCAGTAAGGCTCCATGATATGAACGAAACGCGTATTTTTGAGATTTATACCCTCCGCACCTGATTGGGTGATCATGAGGACCCGTATCAATTCTCCATATAAGTTGTTGGGGTGAATATCCTTGAGTTGTTCTGTGAGATCGGATGGAAGCTGGCTCCACTCACCGTTGTATATTTTTCGCATGGTTTCCTTTTCCTCTGTGCTTTCGGTACCGGTATATAGTGCGTAAAGTTTTCCAGGTTCATGGTCGCGTGGAATATCAAGAATAAAGTTATTGCTTGAGTTTTTCTTTAGTTTGAACTGGCGGTACCCGTTTGCTTCAAGAACGAGGGAGAAGATACCGATTCCCTCGAGTGTTCTAAACTGGCTATACACCATGTGGAGTCCCTTGTTTTCCGGGTTTGTGAGATTGCCCATCATGTGGGCGAACTTGGGACTGAGTTCGCTGAGCTTAGGTTCGGTCAAATAGAGCGCCTTATTTTCGTCCATTTTCTTCATGGTTTCCTTTATTTCTCTGATATATATTTTACGGATGTCTTCCTTTACGGGTTCTTCGGTCTCCTCTTTGCGTTCATCCACCTGTCCGTCTATATTCTTTACGCGCTCGTCTTTCCCGAGACCGTCGAGATCGTCCTCGCTTATGCCCGAAGCATCTCCCTTTTTGGAGGAAGCCAGTCTGGGACGCGGGATCTCTTCGGGGAACGAAAAGTTACATATGGCTCTTGACGCCACGCGGTAACTGGATGCCGCTTTGTCGAATAGAAGCTTGGACGCGTCAGTCGGTTTGGCAGACTTTCCCTTGGGTCCCTTGCCCTCGCGTGCGCGCTCGTCCTTTCTTACCTGTTGGTAAATGGGGAACATATGGGAACTCATGGGAACAAATACGCGTCTAAAGTGATTGGGATCGTCTTCATCGTATTTGGGCATGAGTTCTTCCTTGTCATTCAGGAAGCTCGTGAGTCCCAGAATACGCTTTTTGAGCAGGTGTTGGTTCTTTATGTCACCTTCGTTGGAATTTACAAACTCGCTGATGAATTCATCGAGCTTGTCGGGCAGGGCTTTGGAGGTCTCTACCTTTTTCTCAACGACCTTGATGTTGTGTTTTGCGAGGCTCTTTATGAGATGGTTCATGAATGCCACATTTCCGAGGGGGGCAGATGGCATTTCCTCTTTGGTTGCTTGTTTCACACCCTTATAGGTTACCATCCCCGGAGTATTGACAAACCCGAACGGGTTTCGGGTGATGTAAAGTTTGTTGTTGCGGAGTTCCATATAGTCTATGCTTTTCTCTGTGTCGAGTGCCTCGCGCAGTTTCTTGGTATTGATCTTGCCTCCTCCCTGGGACTCGAGTGTCAGTGCGTAGGTGACAATATATCCACGCAGAATATTATAGATGACGCCTATTTCGTTAGGGTAGTTAATGATGGGCGTTCCGGTAAGCAGAACGATGCGGCAGTTTTCTGCCTTCATTAGGTAATCGTATAGGTTGATGGCGACGGGACGATCTTCCTTTTTCATACGCTTGTAGTCCGGACCAATGTTATTCACAATACGACTTATAAAGTTATGGGCTTCATCAATAATGACGACCTTATTATCAAAAGGGTTTATGGTATGGTTGTTGGTCATGACGGTATTTACTTGATCCTTTATCCGAGGGTTGTTATAGTTGTAGAATATAAATTTGGAAACGATCATTTCGTCGAGTTGCGACTCGAGACTCTTTTGATCCTTGGCATCCAGGGTGTCGTAGTTGGAATCCTTGCTTATATCCACCATCCACGCTCCCTTTTGCGATTCGATAACAGAAACGGGTATGTTTAGGACCTTGGAGAGGGTATCGATATGTTCCGGTTGTTTGACGGTGTCGATGAATTCCCAGTGTTGGTTTTTTCTGTAGATTGGGTTTCCACATTTCTTGAGTTCCTCGAAGTAGTTTGTGCGGAGGGATGCCGGGGTCATGATGATGACTTTTCGATTGGACCCGATTGCCTCACCCATGGCTACGGCAGACGTTTTGATGATCCCTTCGGCGATTCCGATGGACGTGCATGTCTTTCCAGACCCGAGACCGTGGTAAAGCAATAGCCCGCGATAGGGTGTGTAGAGGTTTATGTAGTCGCGCACTATTTTTTGGTGTGTGAATAGGTCGATTTTAGTGGGGGCTTTGGACGAGTCTCCTCTGACTTCGTCCATCATTTCCTTACGATAAGGTTGGAATATTTCATTTATGAAGGATACAAATGCCTTACGGTTATTGAGCATGTACCTGTCTCGCTTTATGATGACTGGTTTTACGTCTGCCGGAAGTCGGTCTTCTATAGTGACGCCATTAATCTCTTCAGTGAGAAGAAGTTGGATTGCCGGATTTGTGGTGTCTGTAGTGGGAAACTCGGGGGACCGTTCTTTTATGGTTTTATCAGATCCCTCATTTTCGTCGGCAACCCTCTCTACCACCTCAGTCTCTACCTTTGGAACCTTTCTGGGGGCGGCAACCTTTTTGGGAGCGGCAACCTTTTTGGGAGCGGCAACCTTTTTGGGAGCAGGTTGTTTAGTGACATCTTTCTTTTTATTTTCAACAATGACGTCCCTATCTTTCGAGGCAATTCCTCTTATAAAATCATATCGGTCAAAATCTTCTGTATTTGACACATCAACCACCCTTAGGTTGCGTTTATTCTCCGATCCACGCTCCTTCTCAGATCCACTGTCTTCATTATCCTCGTCGGGTTCGACTTGATAATCCACCTCGTTCTGTTTTTTTCTCACCGTAATGATCATATCTCCTTTGCTTTTTGGTTTGGGTTTCATTTTCAGTTGGGTAAGTCGATCCTCTTGTATTTCCATATATAGTTTTAGTATATTAAAAATATATACTTTGAAAATAAATCGACTTATTGGTGTATATACCGCCTCTAATTTTTGTTGAGGAGGTTTATGAATCTCTCGCATGATTGTTGCTCTGCCTTCTTTTTAATTTTATGAGTGGCATCGACGAGATATACGAAACATGCGCCATGTTCTTCGTAGTACTCATGTATTTTGGCGAATGACTTAAATTTGTTGAAGGGTATGGCGTCGCGAACATCCACCTCATGGATTGCCTTTCCTAAACAAATATATACGCCCATGTTGTAACCCACTTCAATATCGTGAGATAACTCAATATAATGGGGCGTGTTGTAAGGCTTGCTGAATTCCTTCTGGATAATTACCTGAAGAATATTCTTGTAGTTGTCGTCATTCTGGATGAGACTGATCCAATCGACGTGCTTCTCGAAAACATTTTCGATAAATTTCTGAGCAAACTGGAACCCCGGACCGGTGACAAACATGTTCTGAAACAAGCATTCGTCGTCAAGAACTTCTACCTTGTTCATGTCGAGGAAAACTGCGCCAAGAAATGACTCGAACACACATCCCAACTTTTTGTGGTTTGTCCGGACCCCCTTATCTTCGGCGTTTTTAGATAGGACGATCCACTTATGGAGTCGCATCTCGTATGCGATACGTCCGATAGACTCGTTCTTGACAAGAGCAATCTTTTTCTCGGTCATGAACCCCTCATTTTCTTTAGGAAATCGTCTATAGAGGTAGTATTTAGTGATACATTCAAGGACGCCGTCGCCCAGAAATTCCAGACGTTCGTTTGATTTACTTTTTAGCGGCAAACAGTCAGCGGGTTGGTCCAAAATGATGATATTGTTTTTCATGTTTTCCAACTCGGGTCGTTTTGTGTAAGAACGATGAACGAACGCCCTCCTGTACAGATCCATGTTATTAATCTTGCTTGGGAGACCATATCGGTTTAAAATATTTTTAATATCTGATTCTTTAATCTCTACATTTAAATTGTTGTAGGGATTAAAAATAAGTTGTCCATCGTGCTTTTCAATGTCGTCGTCGTTAATCTTGAGCTGTTCCATATATATATATATTAATATATAGGATTGGTTTAAATCGTTTTATAATATTTTTAATTATTCACTACTATATAGGTATTTAAACTGATTGCTACACATAACCACAATATATATGGTATTAGTAAATAACCGGCGATTTTATTTATTGTTTTAAATTTTTTATATGCATAATAGGTGAATAATAATATTAAGAATAATAATACTAATGCTGGCACAAGTAATTTCCATTTAAAAAATACAGTTGTCCATATTAAATTCATTGCCAATTGTATAAAAAAATAGGTCATTGGGAGACAATATGGATAACATTTTTTATCCAAAAATATTATTAATAATGATATTATCATCAAAGTATATAAAATTGACCATACTATTCCAAATACATAATCCGGAGGTGTCCAAGGCGCTCTATTTAAATCTTTATACCAAGTATTCATATATAAAAATAGAATATTATATTTTTTTCTGTTTAGTAGTATATAATGGTTCTTTTAGGTGGAACAAAACGTGTGAGAAATATCGCTTCGCTGGTAAATAGCACCGACCGCTGTGGCGGAGATCGCAAGAAAGGCATGGCTTCATTCAGTATGTATTATCCCCGTATCCCCAAGGGCGCAGCCTGTGCCCGCGCAGGGTGTGGTCAGGGACACCATGTTTCTTCTGATGGATATTCTACGTGCCCCCCCAATGGCGCGACCCAAGTTAAATACAGCCGTGGAACCCGTGGTGGAACTCGTCTCGGTTAAATCCGACCTGGTTAAAAATGGGTTGGTAGTGTGAGCATATTTCACTGAAGTGTATATGTAATTAAATATTTGTAATTTGTGTCAAATATTTAATATTTAATGTCTTGATATTATATTACCATGTTTGAAAAGTTTAAGATGGATGTATCCAACGTGGATACGTATTACTATATAACTTTTTTTGTATTAGTTGGTATATTTGTATATATTATATATGAGCTATTTTACACGAGCGGCTATCATTTTTATCAGAACAACTTGTCCGAGGGATTTGTTGCAAATATTAAAGAGGAAGATCGGGTGAGGCGTATTGACATGGCAGAGAATGTCCTTGATAAGTTGAAGAAAGAGAACAGTGAGCTGGATGCTTACCTCCAGAAGAAAAGTTTTAAGGATACTTACGAGGAAATAATATTTGAGATGAACGATTTGGTAAATAAGAACATGCTTGGGCTTATATCTAATGTAAAAGAGGTGAAGGGGTGGAAGATGTATGAGGTTGTTCAGCAGGTCAATGCGCTACACACGTTTAAGGACTCATTGTCTGGTATATTGGATAACTTGAACAAGGAGTAATATGGAAGATGGTTAATTTTGTGAGTATGTTTTAACATTTAACTTATGGAAACCCAATAGTTATTACATAATAATAAAATATTCGTATTATGTATTAAAATGGGAGAGTTTACTGAGAACCTTCAGCGTTGCCCTCAATTAATGATCTATCTCGGAGTCGCGTTTTTTGGTGTGGGTACGTCGTTCTTTTTCTCAAACGAGTACTTTGTCAAGGCGGAGAACGGCGGTCTGAGTCTTTCAAGCAATTTGTTCATGCACCTTTTTCAGATATTTATAATATCTTCCATATTCTACTACCTGTGTAGATATAACTACACAAATGTCGCATGGGTATTGTTATTATTCCCTGTTATAATTTCGTTCATGTTGGCGTTGATGTTTTTTGGACTGTTTGGTGTGCAGAAAGTTCTGGTACCGGATACGGCTGTTTCTAAGGACGACGAGAAGGAGACAGAGACAGAGACAGAAGCGGAGGCATTTAAGGGATTCGATGGTGTATATAACACTGCATCTGTGAAGATATAGGCAAGTGTATCGCGTAAAATAATATGTAAGTCAAAATAATTACATATTATATATTTTATTGATATACATTATAGTATAATGGTCGTAACTGAGGATGAATATGAACAGTATGCAAATAAGATTCATAATAAAACAAGAGAACACGAGATGGAAATAAAGGAACACAAAGGATACCATGGTAGAAAAAAATATTATCCGTTCAAGATGGATGAATGGGAAAAGGCGGGAAAGGAACTTCCAAAAAAACACGCGACCGAATTAAAAGAAATGAACAATAAACTTAAG